GCATTAGAGCGAGCGCAAGTTTATGAAATACTTAACAGAATCGGTGCGATGAGCATTGAGCAAATACAAGAGGAGGAGGACTTGATCCGATGAGTGCAAAACTAGAGATCAACTTTCCAATAACACTTACCGCTGCCGATAATCGCAAGCGCACAATATCTGGCACAATTGTTAGTTGGAACGAAAAAGGAATGACAAGTGCTGGAGCAACAGTATTTCAAAAAGACAGCATTGATTTTAGCAAGCCAGTTAAATTGTTATTAGAGCATGATCGCACACGACCAATTGGTAAATTGGTAGACATTACAGCTGATGAAGCTGGCATTCAGGCAACATTTAAGGTTGCAGGAACAATTGCTGGCGATGATTCATTATTAGAAGCTGCTGAAGGATTACGCGATGGATTTAGCGTTGGTGTAGTCGTTGATGACTGGGATACCAACAAAGGCGTAATGCAAGTTAAAGCATCAAGGCTTATGGAGGTCAGTTTGGTCGCTGAACCTGCCATTCAATCTGCTCGTGTTAGCGAAATCGCTGCAAGTGAGCAACCAGAAAATTCCGAAGCAACCGCTGAGGAGCAAACAACAAATCAGGAGGAAAAAGTGTCTGACACTAACTCAGAAGCTCCTATCGCCACCGAAGCGGTAGAAGCTGCAAAATCTGAGCCTGTGGCAGTATCAGCAACTCAACCAGTTGCTTATACAAAGCCACGCTCACCAATCAATTCACAAGCTCGCTATTTAGAGCATTCAATCAAAGCAACAATGGGCAATCTTGATTCTGCTCAATATGTTGCTCAGGCAAAAGCCGAATCTGCAAAAACATTAAATTTCGCAGATGACTCGTTCTCCACTAATAACGCATTCAAACCGATTCAATATGTTTCAACTGTTGTTGATACATCAATTGGATCTCGTGCTGCTATTGATGCAATTGGAACACGCAGACTGCCAAATGCAGGAATGACAGTTTCAGTTCCAAAGATCACAACAAACGGATCAGTTGCAGAAACAGCTGAGGCTGGTGCTCCAAGCGAAACAGGAATTGTTTCAAGCTATGTTGACTTAACTGTCAAAAAGTATGCCGGATTGCAAAGATACAGCGTTGAGTTGTTTGATCGTGCAGATCCATCATTCTATGATGCAATGCTAGAAAACATGCGTCGTGCTTATGCAGGTGCAACTGAGGCTGCTGTTATTGCAGCACTCACATCTGGCGGAACTGCTGCAACAGCACAAGATGCAACAGTTGATGGAATCGTTGCTTATGTTAAGACAGAAGCTCCAGCTGCTTACCTTGCAACAGGTGAGTTAGCAACACGTTACATTGCCGGAACTGGACAATGGGGCTTTTTAATTGGCGCACAAGATTCAACTGATCGTCCAATTTTTTCTGCTAGCCAACCGGCAAATTCTGCTGGTTTAGCATCAACACAAAGCCTTCGTGGAAATGTAATGGGTCTAGAGCTATTTGTTTCAAATAAGGCTGTTTCAACTGTAATTGATGAATCTGCATTTATTGTAGTTCCATCATCAGTTGCAATTTATGAATCCCCAACACTACAACTAACAACAAATGTTGTGACAACTGGTGAGATCGAAACAATGCTTTACGGATATCTAGCTTGTGGCGTTTTGGTCGCAGGTGGAGTTCGTCGCTTTAACCTTACCTAATAGGTCATGCCTGAGGTTGCTCCCGATCTCAGGCAGCTATAAATGGGAGTTGAGAGAGGACGACATGCCAACCATTATTACTGCCAGTCAGTTAAGAAGTGTAATTGGCGTGTCGTCAGCTCTTTATGATGATACATACTTGAACGGCATTATTGACACAGCAGAAAACACAATTTTGCCAATGTTAGTCACATTCAAAAGCCCAGTTCAAAAAGTGTCGCTGACGAGCAATGTCGCCACTTTTACTACACTTGGTATTCATGAATTTACCGAAGGACAATCAGTCGTCATCGCAGGATGCGGAAATCCTTACAACGGAACAAGAACTGTACTTGATACAAACCTTACTGCAACTACCTTTGAAGCTAGTATTACAAATGCCGATGTCGATGAGGCAAATGTTATACCAAGCGGAACTGCAACCCTTTCTACAGCATCAACTTATGTTGGAAACAAAAGTGTTGAATCAGCTGTCTATGTTGTATCAGTCGAGGTGTTTCAATCAAGAGTTGCAGCAGGAGGACAAATAGAGGGCGTTGATTTTACCGCCACGCCATTTAGAATGGGCAGATCATTATTTAATCGTTGCGTTGGATTACTTGGGGCTTACATTGATGTTGAAAGTATGTGTCAATAATGCCAGCATCAACAATTCTTTCATCAGTTCGCACACCACTTGCCACAGCTCTAGGATCTGTTGCCGGCAATGTTTATTCTTTTGTGCCCGAAACAGTAATTCCACCGGCAGTTGTAATTGTGCCAGATAGCCCTTATTTAGAATTAAACACAATCAATGATGACACGATACATGCAAAAATAAATTTTACAATTTCAGTTGCAGTTGCATATAACAGCAATCCTGCATCGCTCGACAATATAGAGCAGTTAATCATGAGTGTTCTGGCAGTTATTCCAACCGGATACATTGTCAGCTCGGTCGAAAGACCAACAGTTACCACAGTTGGAGCGAGTACGCTGCTAATTGCAGATGTTCGAGTATCTACCTACTACACCCAAACCGCATAAGGAGAAATTATGGCAACCACAGTAATTACTGGTCGCGATATTTCGTTGTCTTTCACAGGTGGAACAGACATCGAAGCCCAAGCAACCAGCGCAGTTTTAACAAAGGTCAATGAACGTCAGGCATATCAAACTCTTGATGGCGTTGCTTATAAGACCACAGACATTTCAGGCACATTTGCTTTATCAATGCTAGCTGACTGGGGCAAGGCAAACTCAGTTTGTGAAGCTTTATGGACAGCAGCAGAATCAGCTCCAGATACAGATATAACAATAACTCTGACAGCTGCAACAGGAGCACAATTTGTGTTTCCAGTAAAGCCAGAGTTCCCAACAGCAGGTGGATCAGGAATTGATGCACAAACTGTTGATTTTGAATTCACTGTTACAGGTGGATCAGTAACCGAAACATTTAGTTAAGAAATAAAACGGGAGCAAAAAAATGAAATTACCAATTACAATTGAATATAACTCAGGCGAACAAGCAACTTATATTGCCCAACCGCCTGAGTGGGCTAAATGGGAAAAAACAACTGGCAACACCATAGGTCAAGCAAAAGAAAAACTTGGCATTTGGGATCTTATGTTTTTAGCTTATAACGCACATAAGCGAGAAGCAGCAGGCAAGCCAGTAAAAGGATTTGAAGTATGGATGGAAACTGTTGCCGATGTGCAAGTCGGTGATGCAGACCCAAAAGCCATCCAGCAGGAAGCCTAAACAGATTATTGGTTGAGTTGGCACTAGCCACACAAATTCCAATGAGTGAATGGGTTGATGCAGAGGATATTTTGACAGCGATAGAAGTATTGGAGAAAAGGTATGGCAAATGAAACGATTGCTTATAATCGTAATGACATACGCGACATTCTCAAAGCTTTCAAAGTTATGGATGCGCAGGCAACAGAGGAAGCACGAATTCAGTCTGCTGCTTTGGCGACTTACGCAGCTGAGGAAATTAAGACAGCAGCTAGAGGTCGAACAAAATCAGGCAAAGTTGCGCAAAGAGTTGCAGATGGCGTTAGCATTAAAAAATCAAGCAAGATCGGTGAGTTCAGTTATGGATTTGCCAGACAAAAGTTTTCAGGTGGTGCTTCTACGCAAACCTTATGGGGTGGTGTTGAGTTTGGTTCAAATAAATACAAACAGTTCCCAAGTTATTCAGGAAGGCAGGGTCGTGGATCTCGCGGATGGTTCATTTATCCAACCCTTCGCAGAATTCAGCCTGAACTGATTAACAAATGGGAAGCTGCTTATAATCGCATATTGGATAAGTGGGCATAATGGCGAGAGATACTAGGACGCTATCGTTAAAAATCCTTGCGGATATTGATGATCTAAAAAAGAAGTTAGATCAAGCCGATGGTGCGGTTCAAACTAATAGTGAAAAAATTGCTGCATTTGGAAAGAAGGCTGCTGCTGCTTTTGCGGTCGCTGCTGCTGCTGCCGTTGCTTATGCTGGCAAATTAGCTGTTGATGGCGTTAGAGCTGCAATAGAAGATGAACAGGCACAGTTAAGGTTAGCTAATGCGTTAAAACAAGCCACAGGAGCCACAGAAGCCCAAATTCGTGCAACTGAAGACTTTATCCTTCAGACATCTTTAGCCACAGGTGTTGCTGACGATCAATTAAGACCAGCGATGCAAAGATTGGCAGTATCTACAAAAGATACAGGCGAAGCTCAAAGATTATTGGCATTAGCTTTAGATATATCAAAAGGTCGTGGATTAGAACTTGAGCAAGTAGCCAATGCTTTAGGCCGTGCTCAAGATGGTAATACTGCATCACTTGGCAGATTAGGACTTGGCTTATCAAAGACAGAATTGGCAACTCTTACATTTACAGAGATTCAACAAAAATTAGCTGATCTTTATGGTGGCGCAGCAGCTACAAATGCGGAAACATTTCAAGGCAAAATTGATCGCTTAAAAGTTGGATTTGATGAAGCAAAGGAAAGTTTGGGCGTTGCTTTATTACCAGCAGTTGAGCAATTTATTACATTCTTAAACGATCAGGGCATTCCAACCCTTAATGCTTTTATTGCAGGATTAACTGGTGATCAAGGATTAAGTGCTGGAC